ATGTCCACGCCGAGACGCGCTGCCTCAAGCTGCTGACGACCAGAAATCTCTGCCTTGCGAAGCTCCAACTCGTCGGCCTTGGCCGCAGCGTCCATAACGTCTTTCTGCTGTTTGCGTTGAATCTCAGCCTGCTGAATTTGCGAATCCATCTGCATCTGCTGCGCTTTGGTCTGCGCCTGAAGCTGCTTGATCTGCAAGTCCATCATCTGCATCTGCACAAGTGGATCTTGTTGCTGTTGTGCGGCCTGCTGCATCTGGACTTCTGCCTTGTCTTTCTGTAGCACCCGTGCGGCAGCGGCTGCTGCCAACTGCGACAACTGCGCCTCAAACTCAGGCGGCAGGTCGTATTCATCACGATCATCTTGCGGCAAGGGCGGGAGCGCCGCACCAAGCTGTTTTTCAATCTCGCGGCGATACTGGAACGCCACGTGTTCCATGATGTGCGCCTGAAGTGCAGCCGTGATCTGCTGCGCCATCGGATTCTGTCCAATCATCTGAGCAATTTTTGGATCTTGCCCAAGCGCCATATGGACTGCGATGTGTGCCTCGTGGTCCTGATATATAAACGCCTTAAGGGGCTTACCCGTCATGACATCCATGTTCTCAGTGATGGGATCACGTGGCTTCTGATCATCAGGCAGCGGCACAATCTTGTCCGCGTTCTTAACGCCTAGCACCTCAATCATTTGTCGGTGCAGGTATGGCAGGTCATACAACTGCGGAGCCGCTTGAGCCAACTGCATCACGGCTTGGTACTGCACCACTTTTTGACTCATGGTGGCCGCGTTCGGGTCTGACACCGGGATGACATCTACGTTGTCATAGTCAGACTTCTTCGCACTCGCCTTACCAACTTCAGGCTCGTACGAATATTCTTCCGGCGTGTTGTCTCGGATGATCCCAGCGAGGAGTTTGAACTCCTGTTTCATCGCGTAGTAGATGCGGGCCTGCACAGCCGACATCACTTTTAGAACTCTCTCTAGAATGGCTAGTGTGGTACCGACTGGCGCTTGGTTCGACATATCGCTGATCTTGAGATCAGACACCGCAGCAAAACGGCGTCCTTCTTCAACGATTTTGTCGAGCAGTATCGAGAGAGTCTGGCTGGGTTCTTTGTAAGGAAGCGGCAGAATATTGTCCCGCACGGCCCCACTCGGTACGTCTACATCTCGCCACTCTCCGGGTGCAATCGGCGTATCATCCCCCTTAATTCGGAGTCCTCGGGATTTGAGTCCGCCGGGGAGATTACTAAGGGTTCCCGCATCGACAAGTTGGCGAAGGAGCGACGTTGCAGCTTTACTGTGTCCCCCGATAAGGTGAATAAGTCCGAAGTAGTAAAATCCAAATCCCGGTATGTACCCGTAGTGGACAAAGTGCTGCCGCTTTTCTTTGAGGTCATCGTCTTCTCTCCAATTCCTCCTGATTGCTAGGACGGTGCCCGTCCCCTTCTCAATCGTTACCACATAGGGCAACGCGATCCCCGTTTCATTATTATCCTTATCGACATCCGGATATCCCGGCAGGTCGATGTTCACGTGCATCTCAAGCAACTGGAACCTATCGTCCATCGAAGCACTGAAGCCTTGATCTTCGGCTTTCTGCTTCTCGACTTCGTCCATCGTGCGAACTGGGTCGCCCAAATCTACGTCGCGGTAGAACCCAGCGTACTGTAGTTTGATCAGTTCATTCTTCGTTTTACGCATACGGTGCGTAACACGGTCTGCGGTCTCAAGATTTGCCGCGCCATACGGCACGATAATGTCTTCGGCTGGAATATAGACCGCCGTTTGACGATTCATTGCTGGATCAAAGTACACCTTCTTGAAGGCGTTACCCGCCAAGGCCATGCTGAGCAGCATCCGCTCGTGCTCCGGGCGGTACTCCTTCATCACCTCAGTCAACTGATAATTCATGTCATCAGCGACACGGATCGCAGAGTCTTTCTTCTCCTGCGTTTCCTTACCAATAATTTTGGTCTTGACCGGCCCCATCGCGGGGAAGGTTTCCATAATAGTCTCAGACTGGAACTTGACAGCCGACTCCATCAAGAGCGGGTGAAACACACCACACGCACCGGGCCACGGCTCAGTACGCTCTTCGTACCGAATACCAAGAATTTTCAAGCCTTTGACGTAAGTGTCGAGCCAGTCTTTACGAGAGGCAAGGTCTTGCTCATAACTTCCAAGCAATTCGGAAGCGAGGGATTGCAGTTCATTCTCGGACATGAAGTCTGCGAGGTTGGCATCAAAGTCTTCGGCGCGAGGCTCCTCCTTGCTCAACTCAATCATCATGCCATCAACGCCAATGCGAACCTCTTCCGGATCGACGATCTCAATCTCAATCGGCTCCATCTCCGCAGCCATGGCCGCGATGCCTTGGGGAGCCTCCATCAAACTTTTATCGACAGCCATCTAAATTCTCCTAGTAGTAGCCTTCACGCTTGCGCTTGAAGTAGCGCGTAGGCTCCGGTTCATCACTTGCCAGTCGCAAGAAGCCGCCCCGTCGATAGCGAAGCAACGCTTGGGTCATGGAGTCCACCAAATCGTCATGCTCACCAGAGGGAAAACTTGCCACTTCCTCGACCAGTTCTTCAGCCCAGTGAGTATTAGGAACCCAAACTCGTCCGGATGCAAACATGTCCGCAACCGCATTTAACCGTGCAATCTTGTCGTTTCCCTTGGAAGGGGTGAACTCCTGCACCGGTATGCCCATCGCCCGAAGTTCAAATATGAGGGGACTGCCCGCTGCTTTGGCTTCGATAATGATGCTGTCGGGGTTCCAATACTTAAATTCCTCGTACGCCGCTTCTTTTAACTCGGGAAACTCCATGCGTTTCTTAAATGCGTTGAGGAGAATGATATTACTCTGCATTTTTCCCGTATCGTCGGGGTGCTCAAACACGCCCCATGTGGTGCAGGCTGAGTAGTCGGCCCGCTCGGACTTGAGGAACGCCGTATCCCAAGACTGGATTGTGTAACTACAGAAAGGCGGGTTGTCTTTATCCCAAACTTGCCACCACTCGCGCTTGATGATGGCGGATACGTCAGAGGTCGGCTCCTGCTGATACTGAGCCATCCACTTGCTGTTGGGCAGTTCCTGCCGTAGCGCCTCAAGCTCCTCAATAGCCCAAAACTCAGGCCAAAGTGCCTTACCAGACGGCAAAATTGCAGGGAATTCAATAACTTCCCACTCTTCCCCACTGCGTTGGGCCGCTGCTTTAAGCACTTGCCCACTTAAATCTTTCTTTGACCAGCGAGTCATCACCACGACTATGGCTCCACCCGGCTGCAAACGCTGACGAGGCCCGGATGTGTACCACTCGTAAGTCTTGTCGTAGATCTCAGGGCTAGTCTCGGCTAGGGTTGCCTCTTGTTCCGAGTGAGGGTCGTCAATAATGAGCAGATCAGCGCCTTTACCCGTAACTGCACCGCCAACACCGATTGCAAAATACTCTCCTGCATAGTTAGTGGCCCATCTACCCGCTGCTTTTGAGTCCGCTTGCAGCGCAACTTGCGGAAATATGTCTTTATAGCGGTCGGAATCGACCAAATTACGTACTTTTCGACCAAATCCCACCGCTAATTCGGCTGTGTGGGAGGTCTGAATGACCTTTTTGTCCGGATATTTGCCTAAAAACCAACTCGGTAGCAGGTACGAAGCAAATTCCGACTTCGTGTGACGAGGTGGCATGTTGATAATCAGGCGTTTGCTCTCGCCAGATGCCACTTTTTCAAACGCACGGGCCATTTTCTCGTGGTGTCGGCCATTAATGAAGTTAGGCCACACATATTTCACGTAGGCCATGAAGTCTGTTTTGGCTTTTTCTTGAGTTCCGGCTTTTCTGGCTTCGGCTAAAAGTTGCCCAATCTTCTGTTGAAGCTCAGGGGCCATGGTAGGCAGCCGTTTTTCTACGTCACGGAGTAGGTTCTGGTCCATCTACCGTGCCTAGTTCTTCGTCAAGGTCTATTTCTGCAAGGCTTTTTGGCTTTTCTTCCTCAACCACTGCGTATTCCCCATCATAAAGCTCCAAGGTCTTACGCAATTCAGTCTCAATATCTTTGACCGTACGCTGGGTAATCGTGACATCTATGCGGTCTGAGAAAAGCCCAACCCCCGAGATCTTGCCAAGCATCTCCAAAGCTTTTAAGCGAGTACGAGAGTCGGTATCTGCAGAGTCAAGTATCAACTTGTTGGTAATGTAATTACGCAGCCTGCGGTGTACGTCAAGAACTTCCCGGTCAAACTCAGACAAAATAGCATTGACGTGCTTAACTGCACCGGGAGTAACTTCTTTTGCAGGGGGTAGTACCCCACTGGCCACCGCTAAATGGGACTCGATCCGGTCGCTGTCGGCCACTTCGACTTCGAGTCCATGCCTCTCCAACTCCTCAACCGTGCTGAGTAGAGCTTTGGCCTTTGCACGGAAGTCGTTTAGCTCTTCCGGAGTTGTATCAAATGGGAACGGAATCCCCAGTTCTGGCGTTGCAACAACCGGCATGGTCTTGCTCGTGATGTCGTTGCGCGAAATATACAGAACATTTTAAAAAATACAAATGTATATCCCATGGGTGTATGGGACCCAAACGAGATACCGGGGGGTGTTTATATATACAGGGGGTGGGGGTCTGCGTGCCAAAAATACGAAATCGGTTGTGCAGATCATAGAGCAATACAGGCGCGTGGGACTCCGAATGCACAGCGGGGGGCGGCGGGGGAGTGGGGTGCTCGGTTTCGTAAACAGGTGTTTATACTTACAAGGTCACAAATAGTTGACTTTTCTAGTAGAGTGTGAGACAATGTTTTCACGGTGAGCGATATAGATCGCGCCGAACTAGAGGGTAGGTTATGTGCAACAAATTGGTATCCGTTCAATTCCCGCGCTATGAGACGCGAGTAACTGCAACGCCATCAGGCAAAGTCAGAACCGAACAACATCAAGTAGGTTTCGATTGTGTAGAGGTGCGTTGCGGATATGCGCTAACAGAATCGGAAAAGGCTAGCGGATATCGTAGCGTAGACCCGTATGGGCGCGCTATTCGATGCACCGAGCATATCCATTTATAAACACTTGTTTACATTAAGAGGTACAGAGTATGTCGAAGTTAACAGTTATCCCTGAAATCTTTTCCGCTATCGGTGCGGCTATCGACGCCACTAACAAGGCGGAGGGAAAGTGGGCGGCACTCAAGGTGCCAGTCGCCAAGTACTACGCGACTCGCGAGGGTTTCGTAGCAGTTCGCGCACAGTTCATTACCGACTACATTCTCCCAAATATGGGAACCGACGCGACTACCGGAATGAAGTGTGTCGACCTCATGGCACTACAGTTGCCCCGCAAGGGCAATAAAGAGTACAACCAAAAGGTCGCGGAGAATGCCGCCTACGAAAAAGAACACGCCGCACTCCGCGCCGCCCGTGTAATCGTCAACGCGAAATCGGGAGAATATTGCACTCGCGTCGAAGAATACACTTTCGGGAAGGCCGAAAAACCCGCCGATGGCACTCCGCAAACCCCCGAAACAAAACAGTCCAAACTGCTGAAAGCGGTTTCGGCGCTACTCGAAAAAGTCCAAAAGGACGAGGAACCGACGTACAACCATAAAGAGGTTGTGCGGGGATTGCAGATTGCCGCTAAGGGTCTAGCCTAACCTAACCCGTCCTACTTACCCCGCAACGTGCTAGCACGTTGCGGGTTTTTTTTTGCCTTGTCAAGCCCCTTTCGGGGTTTTTTTATGCCCCGAACTATCATCGAAGCAAGGCACGGCAACCTTTGTTTCATTTGTTTCATATTGTTTCACCCGAGTGAAACAAGATTTTTTCACGCAAGTGCTTGATTTAGTTGCAGTTTTGCAGGGGGCTTATATAAATGTTTCATTGTTTCACTAATTTATACCCCCTACCGAAACGCAACACAATTCAGCCCCACACAACCGGATCAAGAGCGGCTTCTCGCGAGTCCGGTAAGACCATAAAAAACGTGAAACTTGGGAACAAACGACATTTAGCCTCGTAACACGTTGATCCATATAGCCCCTGCACGGAAATTGTCCTCAAAAACCCCCCGTAACTTCTGAAACAAAGGGGGGTAACCTACAAAACCTACGCCCACGTTGTCTCTTGTAAACACATGTTTATAGAAACGACAACATCAAAAACTCGGGGGAACGGAAGCCATCTTTTGTATAAGCATCTTTATGCAAGAGACAACAAGACCAGCGAGACCAGCCATAAAACAAAACTTTTCGCAAATCTTCTAAACACTTGACATTGTTGTAATAGTTTGGTATAATGTATCTACAATGGGAACTACGCGAGAGAGACTTGGACGTTGTGGGTATCGCGTAGCACTACATGAGGTTGAACGTCCTGCATCGCCCGTCTGCGTGGGGGCGGGTGTAAGAACAAGGTTAAGAGCCACCCACGCTTTTATAAACACCTGTTTACAGGAGTGCATCATGAGCGAGTTCTGCTGCATCAAGTGCAACGCACCAGTCAATCCCGCCCGTTGGGAACTGGGCTACAACATCTGTAAGCGTAAAGAGTGCGCGTACCCGCCACCGACCCGCACCATTATTGCCCCGCACAAACAGGGGTACATGGTGTACAGCAGCGACGCTGCGCGGGAACTGCTACCGCATCTGAACAAACGAGCCAATTCATAAACACCTGTTTACAGGAGAGTGCAAATGATCGTCATCTGCGACATAGACGGCACGATTGCCAACTGCGAACACCGTAAGCACTACGTCACCGAACGCCCGAAAAACCACGAAGCGTTTTATGCAGGGGTGAAGGATGACACGCCCATTTGGTCAGTCATCGGACTGGTTCAGACGCTGCTCGCCTACGAGGGAAAACAAATCGAGTTGGTGTTCGTGACGGGTAGACCCGAACGATGCCGAACCGATACGGTCGAGTGGCTGAAGCATACCCATCTGTATCCGAACGATTACACCTTGCTGATGCGTAAGAACAAGGACTACAGGCAGGACTACATCGTTAAGCAGGAGATTTTAGATACCCACATCGACAAGTCGCGGGTCTGGCTCGTACTGGATGACCGCAAACAAGTTGTGGATATGTGGCGGCGTAATGGGCTGACCTGTCTGCAAGTGGCAGACGGCGACTTCTGATGAAAACCATAACTCTGCCCCCTCGAACCAAGTTCTACGGATGGGATTACCGCAAGCAGCAGGAACTGCGAATGACTGGCAAGGAGTGGCATATCTATGCCAAGCGTGACGATTTCAAGACCGAACGAGGTTCAGACGCAGCATGGGGCAACCTGTGCGAGATATGGCTAGACGGTACAGATCAAGCCCATAAACAACCATAAACATCTGTTTACAGGAGACAAAAGTGCAAACTTTCCTACCTTATCCAAACTACGCGCAATCTGCGAAAGTCCTCGACTACAAACGGCTAGGCAAGCAGCGGGTAGAAACCAAACAAATCTTACTCGCCATGCCCAAGGCATCGGGCGGGTGGCGCAACCACCCTGCCACCAAGATGTGGCGCGGTTACGAGATCGAACTGTGCCGATATGGGTTCTCCATGTGCAAAGAGTGGGTGATGCGCGGCTACAACGACAACCTCGCCGTGTTCTTTATGACCGCGCTGCATGCATACAAATCGGATGGTTGCAACGACCGACCGCCCCCTTGGTTGGGTGCGGATGACATTCATGCTTCACACCGGAGCAACTTGCTCCGCAAAGATCCTGTTTTCTACGGCCAGTATGGATGGGTCGAACCGTCCGACATGCCGTATGTGTGGCCGGTGAGTTGAAACATAAACAACTGTTTATAGGAGTGCATCAAATGGCAACAGTAGATTGGGATGGCGATTACGACAACGAGTCTGGTCTGTACGAGCCAGACGATTACGAGATCCTACAAGAACTGTATACGCAAGAGCGAACTGCTAATGACTTCCTGATTGACAGGCTCAAGGCACTCGCAAGTGCGGAACCAGACGAAGCCCTGCAAGGCATCCGCGAGATCCTGCAAAACGGCTACATGTATTTCGATCAACAAATCTCATGGGACAGGCCAACCGTAAACAGCCTGATACCCATGCCTACACAACTTGATCTGTTTTAGGAGCGCACCATGCTACACACTATAACTTATAGCCAGATAAAGACCCAATACGAGAACACCAAGCCCATCCGAGGTCGCAGCGAGGATGTCAGACCTGCGGGAAAACGGCGGCGCGACTGGGAGCGCGTGGTCAAGACCGAGCAGGGCTACGCCTACCAAATGCATGGGACTAACTGCGTGGAGTTCACGGAGGGAAAACTAATACTTCGCTCAGGTGGATGGACGACAGTCGGGACGGGTAAGTTTATCAACGACTACGGGCCAGTCGCTTGTGGCAAAAGGTACAACGCACTCTGGGTGGGTCTGAATAAAACTTGGAACAACGCCCCGACGCACGACCACCCGACTGAACAATGGCTCTGGGTTCCCATCCCTGCCAAAGGCGAGGTCACATTCACATGGGACGAGACACGGCAGAGATACGTGCTGGATCCGCTCAAGATCCAAGTGAAAACAGTTAATAGAAAGAGGGCCAATGAATCCCGCAAACGGGTCAAACCCCTGCTCGACTACTGCAAAGCCATGTTGAAATTGAGCGAGGGAGAAATCCCAAGAGAAGCCATATACGCAAGCCGCCCCATGTCCCCCACGGAGTTAGTCAATGCACAGACTGATGAGGATATGGCAAATGCGTTTTATTGGCTGCTCCATGCTGCTCAAAGTTATAACTGGCAACGTGGGGTCTACGTATATCGGATCCCTGCCGTACAACGCACGCTATACAAAATCTACGACCAACTCACGCCGGAGATCTACGACTACAAGTGGGTAGACCCGAGCGGCAAGATGCCGACTAACCATGTCGGATATACTTGACATTGTTAGAAGAATTTGATATGATATAAGTAATGGGGCTAAGTAAGTTAGCCCACCGACGAGAGATCTATAAACAAGTGTTTACAAAACACAGGAGTGCAACATGCTAGGTACAAGTATTTCGCTTGAGGAATTTGCCCTGTCCGTTGCCACGGCAGGTGACAAGGTGTGCTTCATAGGCGAGGGCGAGATGGGCATTGGCAAGTCAGCCATGCTCTACAAAGTGGCAGAGATGAAGCCTACACATCTCCCTGCGTACATCGACTGTACGTTGCTCGATCTAGGTGACTTTGCGTTGCCGTTCACGGTCGAGGAGAACGGGATGAAGGTGACGCGCTTTGCTCCCAATGCGAGGTTCAGATTCCACGAGGGTAAGCCAGTCATCATCATGCTCGACGAGATCGGCAAGGCTATGAAGTCGGTCAAAAATGTGTTGCTCACTCTGATGAACGAGGGACGCATTGGCGATCATTACTTGCCTGACGGGTCGATTGTTTTTGGCACGACTAACCTCATGGGTGAGGGTGTTGGTGACTTGTTGGAGCGGCATGCCCGTAATCGTGTGTGCATGGTACGCATCCGCAAATCGACAGCCGACGAGTGGGTGGACAACTACGCTATCCCCAAAGGTCTACTGCCCGAGGTCATAGCATGGGTAAAGCAGTTTCCGCATTGCTTCATGGCATTCGACCATCCCGATGCGAAGGACAATCCGTATATCAACCATCCAACCAAGGCAGGGCAAGGTGCATGCGTTACTCCCCGTACATTGGAGAAAGCCTGTTACATCGCGCAGCATCGTGCGGTACTGGGTGCTAACGTGACCATCACTAACTTGGCCGGTGTTATTGGCGAGAGTGCAGCGCGTGATATGCAAGCGTTCTTCATGGTCGCAGACAAGTTGCCGACATGGGAAGCCATCACCACATCACCCGCCACGGCAAAACTTCCCGACGAAGCGATTGCAAAATGTATCTGTGTGTATGGCGCGATCACCAGAGTCGAGAAGGATACGTTGTCCAAGTGGATGACTTACTTGCAGCGCATGGACAAGGAGTGGCAAGCCCTGTTCGCCAAGTCTGTAATGCGATCACCCAAGCAATCGTTTTGTGTGATGAACAAAGAATTCAAGGACTGGGCGTTGGCTAACGAGTGGTTGTTCTGATCTATAAACACATGTTTACAGGAGTGCATTGTGAAACGCAAAAAGGAGAAAAACGGATGAACAAGTTAACAGTAGAACAACGAGTACAAAAGGCACACGTTGCCTTGATGAACGATCCGAAGTATTGCCTGTTCTCTGGCATCTTTATGATCGGCAAGGTCGAGATACGCGATGACGTGCCAACGGCATGTACTAACGGGCGCGATGTGCTCTACGGACGTAAGTTTGTGAACAAGTTGTCTGATTCAGAATTGCGTGGGCTGATCCTGCACGAGGCGAAGCACAAGGCATTTCGGCATCTGACGATCTGGAAACATCTGTACAAGCAGGACGCACGACGGGCAAACATGGCGTGTGATTATGTCATCAACCTACAGATCCACGACTCTGACCCCGAGGGTAAGTTCGTCAAGTTGCCAGACGGTGGGTGCTTTGACGAGCGGTTCCGAGGCATGGATGCGGGAACTGTGTTCAAGTTGTTGGAGAACAAGAGCGGTGGTAGAGGTGGAGATCAAGGCGACGGTGAATCGGGTGGTGGGTTCGACGAGCACAATTGGGATGGTGCGGATGAGATGACAGAGGTCGAGCGTGAGACTCTGGCTAATGATGTTGACCAAGCGTTGCGACAGGGCGCGATCCTTGCCGGACGTATGAAGGGCAACGTGCCGCGTGAGATCACCGATGCACTGACACCGAAGGTTGATTGGAGACAAGCGTTGCGGGACTTTGTTACGTCACATTGTGCCGAGCGTGATGAAAGCACTTGGCGCCGACCCGCACGTAGATGGATCGACCAAGATGTTTACATGCCATCAAGTATCTCTGATGCGTTGGGTCGCATCGTTGTCGGCATCGACATGTCGGGTTCGATTGGTACTAACGAGATCGGTCAGTTCCTTGGCGAGTTACGGGCTATCTGTGATTCGGTCAAGCCCGATGGCATCGACATTCTGTATTGGGATACCGAGGTGTGTAGGCACGAGCCATACGAGCGCGATCATATCGACAGCATCTTGCAGTCAACAAAACCTGCGGGTGGCGGCGGTACTGATCCGCAATGTATTCCTGACTACATCAAGGCCAAAGGTATCAAGGCCGAGTGTGCGGTGGTTCTGACCGATGGTCATGTGTGGCAATGGGGTGAAGGTTGGCCTGTGCCTGTGTTGTGGGGTATCACAACCGAAAACATCACGGCTCCGGTCGGCAAGTCGGTAACAATTCAATGATAACGACGAACAACATAAAAGAAGCGCCACTACGACGCATTTGGTATTTGGTGGAGACACCGAAAGATTGGCCTAGGAGTTACAACATCATGTCCGAGTATTCCATGAGGCATGATTTGTTGTCGTGTCAGAGAGTGATAAACAAAGAGCCACTAACAATGGCTGAAGCAAAAGCATTTAAGAAATTACTAACAGGAGTGCAATCATGATTCAGAACAGTGCTGTATTGGTTGACCTTCATATTAGCGTATGGACAGGTCGCAAGATGGACAAGCGTGTTTCCGAGCAAGTCGATGTGAGTAATAACACAAAGGCTCGCGCAGGGAATTACCACAAAAAGTTGCTCGCGGGTACGGAGGCATTGGATGGGCTGCATTCGGTAGTCAATGCCACGCGCCAATGGCATTACGAGAACACGCTACCGTGGGCAGACAACGGCCAGAGAGTGTTGCCGATGGCAAACTTCTTTGACTACAAGGCGATGACTGGGGACTTTCGCCGTCAGTTTGATGGGGCTGCGGAAAACTTCTACACCCAGTATCCCGACCTTGTATCTGCGGCTGCGTTCACGTTGGGTGACTTGTTCAATCCGAATGATTACCCGAGCGTTGATCAGATCAGATCGAAGAACAAGTTTCACATCGTGTTCAGTCCTGTGCCTGATGCCGGTGATTTTCGTGTAGATATTCCAAACGAATACCGTGAGGAATTACAGCGGATCTCCGATGAGCGCGTGAATTACGCCATGAAAGATGCTTGGGATAGGCTTCACGACTGTTTGGCCCGCATGTCTGAAAAGTTGGCGGGCGATGAGAAACAAGTATTTCGTGACTCGCTTGTGACTAACGCCATAGACCTGTGCGCTACGTTAAGTAAGTTGAACGTGACAAATGATTCCAAGTTGGAGGATGCGCGGCAGAAGTTGGAACGCGCCTTGCTTGGCGTCGATGCCAAGGAGTTACGCAAGAGCGACGACATCCGCAAGGATGTGAAGTCACGTGTCGATGAAATCTTGGGAATGTTTTAAGGAGGTGTGAGATGGATCTTGAGACGTTGATGTGGAAGGTGTATCGCCGTGGCGTTGTTCACGGTGGTGTGGTTGCCGTGCTCACGGCAGCGATCTACCTGATTATGTAAACACTGTTTATAAAAGGAGAACTAAAGTGATAACCGGAAATTTTGATGAGTTGAAAGTAACCGATACCCTCTTGCATATGATTGTGCAGGGGTTTGCGTCAGGGCATGTGTCCCGATTCCCGATGACGTTTGCTGTTAGTAACAGAACCAATTCGCCTTCTATTGACTTCTACGACTCGCGGTTCGGCAAACCCATTGCTAGTTTGTACACAGAAACGGATGTATTCGGCAATTTCAGCAAGTTCGTTGTCAGTTCCCCGCACATAGCAAACAACAAGTTTGCTAGTAACAGTTCGGGGTATCGGACACGCGCAACGGCCAAGTCCGAGGTAATGATCAGACTACTCAAGGAGTATGTACGTCTGGTTGCTCCCAATGATATCCATACGTTGACTGCACACACTGCTAACTCTCTGCATCGTAATTGGCAGAGGGCGTTCTC